CCTCAAGTTGGGCCTCCTTGCCTTTGGCTTTGCGTTCGAGTTCACCGTCGAGTCGTCGGGACTCGGCGAGGTAGTGGGTGCTGATTGCTTTGGTGTTTTGTCGGGCGTACTGCGCTCTTCCTTTGCAGGTTTGCCTCTGAAGAAGCGCGTTAAGCTCCGCGTCAGTCTCGTTTCTTCCATATATGCCTCCATGCTTTTCACGCCATAGCTGTATGTGCTCGACTGGGTGACCCTCTGCGTAGTTGTGACAGTAGGCACACAGCGCCAAAGCGTTCTTTGGGTCGTACCTAACAGACCACTCGCCCCTAGTGATGAAGTGGCTGCACTGCAGGCCCTGCGGCTTCTCGCTGTAGTCCTTCTCGCAACGCTGGCACTTCCACTCGGCAGCCTTTCGGATGCAGTCGCTGAAGTGCTTATCGGCCACATTGCGTTTAATTTTTCCTCCGAAGCCCATCAGTGAACCAAGCGCAGATGGGGGCGATCATCGGGCGAGAACTCCGGCTGCAATTCGAGTGGGTGAATCCACAGAATCTTCGCGCCCTCCGTCACCTCGTTGATGTAGTCAACGGCCTGCTCCTCGGTGTAGCCCTCGCTCATCAGCGACTCCACAATCACGCCGCTTGAGTAACAGGGCACCGGCGTGCCGTCCTGCTCGTATACCGCGCCCAGTAGCGCGTCGTGAAATTCATCGCCTAGCAATTCAATCTCCTCGTATTCTTCGTCCATGATTTATTCCTCCAAGTGCTGGGGCTTGGTTAGGTAGCCGCCATCACCAAGCCAGTGGTATCGACTATCAGCAAAGTCGCCCTGCCTCTCCCAAGGCATCCAGTCCATTCCTCGCTGCCTTAGCCAGTCCATGCCGCGAGGGCAGAAGTGAACGGGAGGGACGATCTCAATCACCCCACCTCTAGCTAGAAACTCCTTGGTATGCCTTGCTATCTCTTCCCTGAGTTTTTCCTTGCTCATTGCTCGTTACCTCCTAGAGCAATCGCCGTGCGATAGTGGTCGCGCACGAGATCCCGAAGGTGCTCGGGAACGTGCGTCTCCACAAATTTCTTTTGGCGGTCTGGCTCGCCCTGCATCTCCAGCAAGGCGAGCGCGTAGTGGCGGGGCGGGTGATCCGCATCCCACCATGACTTGTTGCTCACAGCTCGCAGGCGTCACCAACACAGGCCGCAGTCTTTGCGCCCTCGGTGGTGTCGCCCCTCTCATAAGCCGGAAGCTCTGACCAGTTAATCGGCTCAACGCACAGAGACATCTGCGTGTACTCGGCCTTGCTGATCGCCTCGTATGGCGCCTGTTGATAGGTGCCACCGTCGTGCGGTAGAAAGCTCATGCCGATCAGGCTGTCCCAGTTCTTCCACATCCAGTCACACGCGGCGAACCATGTGTCGTCGGTGTAGTAGGTGGTGCAACTCACCGTGTGCGTCGCCCAGTTCTCGCCGTAGCACTTGGCCAGCTCAAGCTGGTCGATGGTGCCGACCTGATCCGTTGTCAGGCTGTGCTCTGGTGACTTGACGATGAAGTCAAAGACGATGGTGCTCTCCGGCTTCATCACGCAGGGCTCGTGTGGCACGCCCTGATCGATCAAGAACTGTGTCAGCGGGTCGTTGACCGACTGCCGCACCCGGCGGATGTAGTAGTCGCTGTAACGGGGGTGGATGCCAGAGCTTGCGTCAACAAGCTGGCTCACCGTCCCGGACGGCTTGACCACAGTCACCGATGTGCTCGGGTTGATCTTGAGCCGCTTGGCCCACTCCGCGTTGGTCTCCTCGACTACAGTTCGTAGCTCACGCAGCCACTTGCCCAGCTTCTCCATGCCCTCCTGCCCAGACATCACAGGGTGGTCACAGATGCCGGTCAGGCTGACACCCAGCAGGCGCTCCTCGTCGCAGTTGTTCTTCCACACCTTGCGCAGGTAACGGAAGTCCGTAAGCGTTGACTGCAACGTGCCGAAGATGGCGGCTATCTCTGCCTTCTTCTTCAGCGACGCCAGCGTGTCGCCATCGCGCACCACAACCTCAGACAGATTGCACATTTGATTGGGCCGTAAGGTCACCTCGAGGCAAGGATTTCCGCCCCACTCGTGGTTTGGGTCACGCTTGCCGTACTGCTCAATCTTCTTGTGACAGCCCTCGCGGTTAAAGATGCCGCGCTCGCCGCTGAATGACTCGTACAGCGCCTTCATCTCTGACTGGAACACCTGGAAGTCAGGCTTCTCCGTGTACGCCGCAGAGTTGTTAGCCAGTGCTCGCTGTCCGTGGGCGTCGTACCACGCGCCAGACTTCGCCACTCGCATACGGTCATCGCTGACGTTGCTAAGGCTAATCATGGCGGAGCGTCGGACGCCGCCTACCACCACGGCCTCACCGATTTTGCATAAAATATCGTGAGCTTCGATGCTGGTTAGCTTGCGACCGGCCGCGCCCTTAAAGGTGCGGGTGACAAACTCAAACAGGTCAACCAGTGGTTGCGGGCCTGATGCCCTGCCGCCAAAGGTCTTGAGCCTTGCGCCCGCCGGACGGACCAGCGAGACATCCCACTTGGGCTCGTGCCCCGAGTACAACAGGCTAATGAGCTGACGCAATGCTGACGCCCAGCCCTGCTTGCTGTCGGCAACCATGATGATCGTGCCGCTGTCGTGGAAGTCCTCTGCCACCTCTGGCAGCTTGGCAATGTTCTGGCGCTCAACGCTGAAGCCCACGCCACAGCCACACATCAGCAGGTAGAACGCCTCGTCAAAGGCGCGGATGTGATCTACTGCTAAATAACAGCAGTTAAAGCCAGCGGCGTTATCACGATCCAGCGCCTCGCCTGCTGTCCACATGGCACGCATTGACGGCATGACATCCAGCCCGGCAATCGCCTTGGTAAATCTCTTGGCCTCTTCCTCCTTGATAAGGCCCTTGTCTAACCAGTAATCGGTATATCGCTTGGCGGTCTCGGGGAACGTCTCACGGCGCTCCTCGCCGTCCAGCCAGCGGGCATAGCGTGACGCAGCTATTAGCGTTTGGTAATCACTCAGCTCCAAGGTCACAGCCCTCCAAATAGCCAATAAGGTCACTGCGCACCCACGACCACATCGTGACCGCCGTCAGTGTTAGTAGAATTAAGCCGTGCATATATTTCTCCATTAGTTATTTTTGCGATTCCAATTCATTGAGGCGGGTCAGCGCCTCGCTTAATGTGATCTGCTCTAGAAAGGGGATGCCGTCGAACTCTTTGTCATATCTGTCGTCGGCGTATTGGCGGGCTCCAAGCTCCCCCGAAAACCACCGGGTGTCGCTTCCTGAGCGAACGCGCCAGACAGCTCTTTCCTTGAGTTGCATGTGTCCTCCAATATCAATGGCTTGTATTGCCGCGCCCTGCTGTTGCAGAGCAGGCGTGCGTCCTCGTGCTTGTACAATCCGATGGCGCCCTCGTAAGGGCCGAATCGGTTCTTCGCAACGGACAAGATGAAGTCGGGGCGGTCATCGTCCACCTCGTCTCCGTTGTTCCGCGCTGATGACTTGGCCTTGTCCTCCCACAGGATCAGCACCCCAGCTGCGGCGTTGGTCAGGTGACTGCTGCCGATGAAGTCGTGCTTGTTAGGCACGCGCTTCTCACCCTCTGGGCCTTGGCTTTTCCTCATGTGGTGAACAACCAGGATCGCGATGTCGTAGTCCCTTGCAGTCACTGCGAGGCGCTGCATGAATCGCTTCTCCTGCTCAAGCTCGCCACCCGTGTCCACTTGGAACAGGCAGTCAAGGATGAATAGGTCGGCGTCCAGCAGGCGCTTGGCGTCCTGTATCAGGGTGATGACCTCCTCGGTGCCCATGACATCGTGGTGGTCAACGATGAACAGCTTGTCCTGGCACCAGTCCCCGAACTTCCGCAAGTAGCCCTCGTATGGCTCCTGAAGACACGCTGACTGTCCCGCCAATATGTCGAACAGGTTGTCAGTCGTTAGCTCAAGCGAGGCGATACAGACCTTGTGGCCCTCGCCCAGTGCGTGGACCGCCCACTGGTTTGCGACCGTAGATTTCTGGTGGCCGCTGTAACCGCCGAGCAGCGTCACGCCCTGCTTGGGGATGTCGAACATGCCCTGTAGCTTTGACCACGGCGCGCCGATGCCCTTGATGGGGTTGTTGCGGCGGTCAATGGTGGCGTCCACTAGGTCACGAGGATCGAGGAACTTGTTCAGGCCGAGGGCCGTGAGCATCTCCAGATCTTCAATCAAAACTCAGCTCTTCAGCATCCTCAGACTCATCCCTGTGCCCGTCCAAGGCAGAGACGCAGAGATCAAGCACCTCCTCGTTGGATATGCCCTCAATGTTGTAGCCAAGAGCAATCAGGAACTCCTGCATGTCGCAGAGGCTGGCATTGTTGATGTCCAGCGCTGGTAGATCGTCCTCCATGTCATTTGCCTCCCTTCTTCAGCCACTTGCCCGTGCCCAAGCAACGAGCCGCGTGGTTCTTCAGGCGCTCGTCAGAGCGGATTGGCTGCCCGCACTTGGGGCAGTGGACGTAATGCTTACCTGACCTCCTTGTGTCCATCTGTGGCCTCCTTGTCATTGTGTTTGTGACCGCGCACCTGCCGACTGGCACGCTTGCGGTCCTTGTGTTTGCCTCCACGGTGGGGGCTGTGCTTTGCAACTAGGTTGTTGATCTTCATGCCCCCTCCGTTACAAGTAACTAAGCCCCCGAAGGGGCTTTTGTTAAGGTTGACTAGCTTTAGGCAAGGCTATCCCGCAAGGCATTCAGGGTGTGTTCCTTCAGGTCGCTCATGGCATCAAATGCCGCCTTGCCAGACTTAATGCCTGAGTCGGCAAGACTCAGTAGATAGTCAACGCCGCCCGGCTCTTGGACGATCTCGTCAACAGTCATAAGCTCCTTGACGATAGCGCCCTCTGGCAGGAACAAGAATTCAAGGTCACCAACGTCGGCACCCTCTTCCCTTGCCTTGCGGCGAGTAACAGTTGCCTCCTGTCGCTTGGCTGCCTGTGCGGCGGCCTTGGCGGCTCGGAACTGGTTTACCGGGTCAGAGATAGGGTCATAGGTAGTGCCCTTGGTGACTGCGTTCAATACTCGAAACTTATACATAACAATATCCTTTTGTTAGTTGACTGAATGAATTAGCGAATCAGATCGGAGTAGGGTGATCGCCTCGGCAAG